TCTATCGGTCAACATGGGAACGCAGGGTAATGAAATGGCTCGATGAACATCCGAATGTTCTCTGGTGGTCGTCAGAAGAATTGGCAGTACCATACAAGTCTCCAATCGACAATAAAATGCACCGCTACTTTCCAGATTTTATCGCCAAGATGAGGTTAAAAGACGGCAAGGTAATGACTTATATTATTGAGGTAAAGCCCATGGCACAGACAAAGATGCCCATTCAGAAAAGGAAAACCAAGAGGTTTCTACAAGAGATGGCAACTTATGCGGTTAATCAGGAGAAATGGAGAGCTGCGGATATATTCTGTCAGGAACATGGGTGGAAGTTCCTCGTGGTAACGGAACAGGAACTTGGATTACTATAACCTTATCTTTAAAACGGAACACCGATACTTATAAGGTTTTGCTGCTAAAAAGAAGGTAATAATGGACTTTATTTTTGAGTATAAATAGAGTATGGCTTATTTACTAGACAGAATCACTCAGCAGTTATCGGAAGAAGGTTTAGAACCAAGAACCAATGCAGCTAGAGAGTGGTTAAAAGCTAAGGTAAAGAATTTATCACCTCAGCGCACGGCGTTAATGAAAGACCGTGATAAGATAAAAAATAGGTCAATGTTGGGTTGTATGTATTTTTATTTTTATGACCCTAAGTTAAAGGATTCGTTGCCATATTACGATAGGTTCCCATTGGTTATACCAATTGAACGATACTCAGACGGTTTCTTAGGACTGAACTTGCATTATATCAGCCCAAAGCAACGAATTATCCTTTTAGACAAATTGAGTGTATTTTTAAATAATGATAACTACGATGAAACCACAAAGTTTCGTTTGAGGTATCACACACTTAAAAATGCCTCCAGAATTTTTGAAGGTACTCCTTGTATCAAGAGGTACCTCTACAAACACGTTGACAGTAGGTTCTTAGAAATACCTGCTGAAGAATGGGATATTGCTGCCTTAATTCCATATGAATATTTTATAGGCGCAACAAAAAATAAAGTTTACGCAGATTCTAGGAAAAAATTCTAATGTCTTTTTCACCACAATTATTTTTATCAAATATGAAAGCACATGATGGCCCAGCAAAGCCATCCAGATTTGAAGTGATTCTTCCTATTCCAAATTATATTAATTCATTTGTGGGTAATTCAATACTTGAACAACTAATCAATTTACCAAATAATATTGTATCATCTGTTACTGATATCTTTTCAGCACCTCAAGATCCAGCATCAAGAACAACTAATGCTTCTTTATCCCGTTACTTAGCTCTTCAATGTGAAACTGCTGAGTTGCCTGGTAGAACAATAGATACACATGAAGTAAAGTTTTATGGTCCAGGATTTAGAGTACCAAATGATTCAAAATATTCAGGTGACATTAATTTAGGATTCATTTGCACTAATGATTTCTACGAAAGAAAACTATTTGACCGTTGGTTAGAAGCAATTCATCCTTCTGATACAAATAATTTAAGGTTTCCAAAAGGAGAAACCACAAGATATATGTGTAATATTACAATTATTCAGTATGATGATTTTATTAAAAAGATTTATTCGGTGCAATTAATAGATGCTTTTCCAATTGATATAGCATCACAACCATTAAGTTGGTCAGAAGATAATTTTCACCGTTTGTCTGTAAGATTTGCTTATCAGAGATATAAAGTGATTTATGAAGGCAGTTATGATTTGGCTGCAGCCGCTAGTGCTTTGTTTGGTGTTAAAGCTGCACCATTTTTTGATAGAGCAGGAAATTCTATTAATAATACAATAGGAAAAACACTTGCTAATATTTTTTAATTTATAAGGATATAATATGTTACCTAAAATTGATGTGCCAATTTATGAAACAACATTAATTTCAACCGGAAAAACTATTAAATTTAGACCTTTTCTGGTAAAAGAACAAAAGTTGTTTATGATGGCTGCTCAGTCAGACAACTCTAAAGATGTAATTGATGCTATTAGGCAAGTATTAACAAATTGCATTTTAGACACAGAGGTGGATGTTAATACACTTCCATCATTTGACCTTGAATACTTGTTTATGCATTTAAGAGCCAGGTCGGTTGGAGAAATTGTTAATCTTCGTTATGTTTGTAATAACAAGGTAAAAGACGAAAAAGGAGAAGAACAAGATTGTGGAGGATTGGTAAAAATTGATATAAACCTTACAGAGATTCAACCAACCAAAAATCCAGAACACAATAATAAAGTTGAACTTTCTAAAAATTTAGGCATAGTAATGAAATATCCAAACTTTAATATTGTTAATAATTTAAATATTAAATCTGAAGTGGATATGTTAAATGTTATCATTGAATGTATTGATTACATATATGATAAAGATAATATCTATTATGCTAAAGATACTGATAAAAAAGAATTAATGGAATTTATTGAAAATATGCAACAAACTGATTTGGCTAAAATTCAAAAATTCTTTGAAACCATGCCAAAAATTATTAAAAAGTTTGACTTTAAATGTCCAAAGTGTAGTTATAAAGAAGAAATGGATATTGAAGGAATTCAAAGTTTTTTCGGATAGGTCTTTCCCATGACACTTTGGCTAATTATTTTCAAACAAACTTTTCTTTAATGCAACATCACAAGTATAGTTTAAGTGAATTGGAAGAAATGATGCCTTGGGAAAGACAAGTATATATTGATATGTTAATTAATTATCTTGAAGAAGAAAATGAAAAATTAAAAAATCAACAAAAAAGAAGATAGATGGCAGAAAATAAAACAACACGGCTAGCAGAAATTTATCAATCTGAAAAATCCAGGGGTGGCGGAGCTATGTCCACTTTTGGTAAAGCTGCTTTAGAAAAAATAGATCCAAGACGTATATTCAATCAAAAAGGATTTTTAGCTGCTGCATTGCCCTCTTTATTCAAAGCATATAGAGCAACACCAGATAAATCACTAAAAACAACATCTCCTGGATTAACTACACCAAGCGGATCTTTAAGTCCTACTGTCTTTAACAGTATGAATTTAAATTTAACAAGAATAGCTAAAGATATTAATTTTGTAAAACAAAACTCAGCAACTTTAGTAAAAAATCAAAATAAAAAAACAACAGGCAGAGCTGCTACAAAAGTAGATAAGTCATATAGAACTACAAAACCTACAAAAGCAACGGAGCAATCCACAACTCCAACTTCCGAATCTTCATCGTTAAAAGATATTGGCCTAGGTGCTTTAGGTAGCGCCATGAGCGGTATAGGAAAAGGTGCTGGCATTGCTGCTATTGGTGTTGGTATAGGTGGTTTTATTGCTGGTTTAGCCTTGGGTGGCGCAGCGGTTAACGCATTAGGCGGTGCAAGTGGTATTAAAGATTTGCTTGTTAATTTAGCCGAAGGTTTAAATGCTTTTAATATGACAAGTTTAGCTGCTTTGGGTGCTATGTTAGGAACTGGTATGTTATTTGGTGCAACAGCTGGTGTTGGAAATTCAGTTGAGGCTGCAGTTGGCATGGGTGCAGTAGGTTTAGGTTTTGGTGGATTTATGGCAGGTTTAGCTTTGGGTGGCGCTGGTGTTCAACTGTTTGGTGGTGCAACTGGAGTTAAAGATTTATTAGTTAATCTTGCAGAAGGATTAAATGCTTTTGAGGTTAGCAGTCTATCTGCTTTAGGTTCATTATTAGGAGCTGGTATGTTGTTTGGAGCGGTTGGCGGCCCAGCAGCTGCGCTATATGGAGGAATTGGTATTGCTGCCGTTGGTGCAGGCTTAGGAGGATTTTTAGCTGCACTTGCCTTATCAGGAACTGCTGTTAAATTGTTAGGTGGCTCTGATGGTATAAAAGAGTTACTTATTAATTTAGCTGCAGGGTTAAATCCACTCAGCCAAATAGATGGTACAAACCTTATGCAAGTTGGAGCAGGTGTAGTAGCATTAACTGCTGGACTTGCCGGTTTAGGCGCCGGTTCTATTTTTAAATCACTTAAAGATTTTTTCTTTGGTGAATCAGATCCTAAAAAAGCACCACTTTATCAATTAGCTGAACAATTAAAATTATTTAAAGATATTGATGGAGAAAACCTTTCAAAAATAGGTCAAGGTTTTAAAGATTTAACATCTGGAATAGAAACTTTGGCTAGTATGTCAGATAAACAACTGGAAAACGCAAGAAAAAATACTAGTTCAGCTGTAGGAATAGCAAGAAGTGCTTCTCAAGGAAGTGTAGGATCTTCACCAAGTCAAGTTCCAAGCACTCCTGGCTCATCAGGCGATGCTGAAGTTGATAAAATTTTGGCTACAATTAGACAGAGAGAATCTGGCGGTAACTATACAGAAAAAAATCCAGATCCAAACTCAACTGCGTCCGGTGCTTATCAGTTTATTAATAGCACATGGAC